GCGATCGGGTGCAGGGCGATGGGTTTTCCCACCGTCGAGCGGATGATCTTGGCGTACGCCACCCCGTAGAGCTCGAAATTGATGCTCATGCAAAACCTGAATGCATAGGGGTTCATGTAGGGGCAGGGATGACGGAGCAGGATCGCCTCGGGCGAGTTGGTGTCGGTGGACCTGGTGCCGTTCGGAAGTCTCGTATAGGCGTGGATGGGAAGCGAGCCGAAGGTTCGGGCCAGGTTCATCAGGCAGATCCAAAAGGCACTGTTTTCCAGCGCCTTGTCCTTGTCGAAAGACATGAGGTCTGCCCATCCCAGGGTCTTGCCTACAGAGACGGAAATAGAATCCTTGATCTTGTGAAACAGCCTGCCCAATCCCATGGTTCAAGCATACGAAAACACCCTGCAATCCTCGACGGGCGGCAGGGAGTAGTTGTTGGAATGGAAAGGATATCGAAGAATTTGAGGGAATTTTAGGAAATATTGTTTACAGAGTTTCTTCTTAGGTAATTGACCTTAATCAATTGTAGTTCTTACTAAGACCTTATGAGGTCTACTTGTTGTTGGCCAACTGTTAAACACTCCCGAAACATAGTTCGCAAATGATATCATCTTCAAGCTATTAATTTCAGTATCATAGTCAAGACTCTTACCATGCAGGATTCTATGTCGGTTAATTTCTGAATCATGTTTTTTGTCTTCTCGACCATTTATCGCCCAGTACTCGGTTATAGCTAGAAGGGTTGCCTTTTGGATTTCATCAATGTCAAGACCACTGACATATTTTGTTTTAATCTGCAGTCTTTCTTTCTTTGAAGCAAATAGAGAAAACTCAATTTTCTCAAATGATATCCCATCTATGAACATAAGGAAAATCGGGATGGAAGATATGAAATCTGAATTTTGATGTGATTGAAACCCTTTTTCAATAAACTTTGCTCTATGTGGGTAAAGTGTGATGAGATTTGTCTTGATTTGATCAAGGTTTTCTTTATAATAGTTGATTATATTTGTTTCTGAAATTGCATCATCGTCAGTTATGATTTCTGAAAGGAACTCAAAGAAATCCCATTCTGTTTTGCCTAAATCACAATACCATCCTTTTTCCGCAAGGGTGGAAACTTTAATCCTGGTATTTTCTTCAATTCGAGCCATCGCTTTGGTTAAAGCGTCTCCAACTGAAGCTAAATTTGCATTAAGGGCTTCCAGAGCAGCCGACATCGCTTTCCCAAATGATTTCAACCCCTCCTGCATTGATTCAAGCTGTGAGGATATTATCCTTGAGAATGCAGTAATGAAAGGATCCTCTGGTTTTTTATCTCCCTCACTTAATTGTTGTTCGCTCAAATCTTCATAATCCATACACTACCTCAAATTTCAATACTTCAATTGTATCGCATTTGATACTAAAAAAACATAAAATCTTCCTCTACATCAATATTGCCCTGCCCCTCGTTGTCCACCGCAGTATTAAAACTCATGATCGATGCAATCACCCCGTCGATCCTAGTCTTGGACCGTTCCAGCTTGGGCTTGACCAACTTTGCGTTTCCATTGGTGTCAGTCGAACTTTCCACGCAGTCCATCATCCATGTCTGGACAGGGTTTCCCCCGCACGTGATGATTCCTGTCAGGTATGCCTCCTTGTACTGGTCCACAGGCAGGAACATGTTCTTCATACCCTGGCTGAACTTTGCCGCGATGGACTCAAACCAATCACCCACCTTCGCTGCAAAGAGCTCGAGCTTCCAGGCATCACAGGCAATGAGCCTGAGGTCATAGGTTTCCATGCAGTTCCTGATGAAGTTTCCCACATCCAGGTAATCCACGACGGGACCGAGAGGGGCGCGCATCAAGCCCTTGGCGATCCAATCCAGCAGCGGTTTGCGAAGTTGCCGAGATAGAGCGACAACGTTGTCACCCGGTACCCAGAACATGTACAACTGCTTCCATTTCTCCCCCTCGCTGCGGGGAGGAAAGGTGAGCACGAAGGCGGTGAAGTCGCTGGTGCTGGAAAGATCCAGACCGCCGTAGCAGGTACGACCTATCAACTCCTTGGCATCGAAGGGATCACAGCAACGCTCCAGCCAGATGTCCATGTTCGCCCAGCGAGTGGAACCCATGACCCACTTGTCCATGTTCTTGATCCGAAAGTCCACCAGGTCGCTCTCGGTGAGCTTACACTTGTCATAGCGGTCCTGCAGCATTCCGGTGTTGACCGACACCCCCATGTTGGGGTTCGCCTTCTCCCAGGAGACCGGATCATCGTCGCGGTCCCCCTCATCGGGCTCGTAGATGCTGATCCAGTACCGGTCCGATTCCTCGGCCCCCATCAGTATCTGCTTGCATTTTTCATACTCCTGATGGCAGACCCCGCCAAGCTCGGTACCGGCTGTGGTGATGATCAGCATCATTGCTGTAGGATCTGCGACACGCCCTGAGTCGATGGAGTTGTAAAGTTTCTTGTCCGGATGCTGGTGATACTCATCAAGCAGCAGGCCGTGGGGGAGCTTGCCGTCCTTGGGATTCGCGCTGATCCCCTTCACAAACGCCTTGGATTTGATCAGATCAATCTGCTTGTTGTTCTTGGTATCGCTGACAACCACCTTGCCCTGGTACCATCCCAGGGTGAGCATGTTGGAAGCTGAGCTGAAGGATTCCTGGCACTGCTCCATCGAGGAAGCTGCAATGTAGACACGCGCATCAGGATAGTCATCCCCGAAGGCAAGGTAGTCGGCTACACCACCGCCGATCGTGCTCTTGCCGTTCTTTCGGGCGACCTGCCAATAGCCGGTGGTGAAGCGACGCTGCCTTGGATCATCCTTTGAAACCCAGCCGAAGAGAGTGGCGATGTCGAACACCTGCCAGCCTTCCAGGATCAAGGCCTTTCCCTGGCACAATCCAGAGGGGAAGCGCAGGTTGGCCTGCATCCACACCAGGGTCTTGTGGGCGACCTTCCAGGAGAAGGTCCACTCCCAATCGGTACGTTCCAGATCCGCGACATACCGGTCCACCTTCAGGCGCTCGGAAAGACCGGCCTTTCTCACCCCGGATTGGACCTGGTTCACATACCGCTCGAACAGCTCCTTCTGCCTGGCTTCCATGCGGGCTCTCAGCTCGGCAGAGATACGCTTACCACTCAAAGGCCCAGCTCCTCGGCCAGCGCTTTGTCCTCGTCCTGGGCTTCATCCCTTGAGGCAAGTTTCATCGTATGACGTGCTGCAGGTGTGGCCCCGAACATCCTCAGTATCTTGGTATACTGGTCAAAAGCTTTGTTAAGCGTGGTCAATTCACCCTGTTTTTGGCTGTTTCCACCCCGTTCCTCGATGTATTCCGCCATCGTTCTATGCCCGTTGAGCGTGATTGCATCGTACATGTCCCGGTAGATGCCGTAGTTCATACAGGCCCCCTCGAGCACATTCAGGTCAAGGGTGGTGGCGAGCTTATCTTCAACCAGTATCTTGAGTAGCCGGTTCCACTCGGCCTTGGCCGCCTCACCGAAATACTCGGGTGCACGTGGGATTTTGGTCAGCAGACCGGCCTTATTTTTTTTCGCCATCGAGCGGGACCCCCTTATGAAAAGTTCCGTGTGTGTTGACAGGCCTAACCGGCGCGGTCGTGGGGGGCGACGCGTTTTTTTGACCCTCCCCCCGGGGGTAGCCAAGTTCTTTCCTTGCAAAGTATTGTTCCACCTTCTGCTGGTCCTCCTTGGCCTTGCGCGTATTGCAGCTGGTGCAGAGCGCCTGGTAATGAAGCGGGTCCAGGTCGAACCTGCCGTACAGGTCCAGCATGATGGCAGCAGGGGTGTCCCTGTGGTCGGTCACCGTGGCAGGGGCACCACATATAGAGCAGGTAGGATGCTCTTTGAGGTAGTTCTGGGAAAAGACACGCCACCGGTAGTTGTAACCTCTATCATTGGAGGACTCCCTGGTGTCCGAATAGTCACCGGCATGCTTCTGGGTACATGCGCTGCAGTAGCCGCTCTTGTTGGAGTGGAGGTTCGCACAGCCGAAGGTCTTACATCGTCTCTTGATCATGCCTGTACTTCTCCAACTCCGGTACCAACGTCTCGACGGCCAGCCTCACCTTGGGCGGCAGCTGTTCCGACTTTCCTGTCTTCCATATCTCGATGAGCTGCATCCTGGCACACTCCCGCTTTGCAGCTCCCAACTTCCGCCCCGGTCTGGGTACAACTTCCTTCATCCACACCTCCACCAATGATGCATTGCCTGTCCAGGAGAACCTCCCGCATGATGATCCTGTTGCCCTGTTCCCTTCTGATAAACAGGAAATGGCCGTCATGCCGCTTCAGGTCGGCCGACACCCTCCACACCTTCCCGTCGGCCAGGTAGTACCTGCCAACCAGGCAGGCACCCCGTCCTGTTCCTTGCTGAGTCCCGCCCATCGTTCTTTTTCTCCCCTTCATTCAAGCCGTATGGATTCCAAGCGCCTCAAGATCGACGCCCTTGATCCTGATTTCCTCATTGAGTGCATTCATCAGTCGCGTGTACACCTTCGAATCCTGCAACCTGAAGGCATCACTGAGCCACCAGCCACGGCCGAGAACCTTCCCCTCATCGTTGTCGCTCTCGACGATACTGCCTTGCACGACGACCCCGAGCTCCGCCAGTTCCTTCAGGCATGCGCGGGTTGTTTCTCTTGGGAGTTCAGCAGCCCCGGCAATCTGGGCTGTGGATTCAGCATGCCCGTCGTTCATCTCCCTCATCATGTAGTTAAGTATTGATAGCTTGGTTTTCATTCCTTCTCCTTTTCCTTGTCCCGAGGTTCGAATAATCGGGCTTGAGCCTCGAGTAATCCTTCCTGTGCTGGAACACCTTGTACTCCTCCTGGATACTGGCAATCCTCGAAGCAACCTGGGTTATCGACAGACCGACCTTCCGGGCAAGCTCGGTGGTGTTGATCACCTCGGGCCAGTAGGGGATGGCCTCTGCAATCGTCTTGTTGATTCCCGTCGCAACCCTCTGCTCGGGCAGCCTCATCGGCTCCACTCTCGAGTTGACCCGTTCACCCCGCAGTCCCAGATCAAGGTCCGTCATGCCAGCATCCTTTGGCGGTAGTCCTCGCCCTTCAGCTCGATGATCGCCCCGTCCCCTGCAACCCGCGAGAGGGTGGAAGCACCGATGACCGATACCAGATCAGCCTCATCCGCATTGGTGATCAGTACGGTAGGCAGCATCCGGTTGTATCGCTCGTTGACCAGGGAATACAGGTACACGAACTCGGTCTGACTCCCGAAGGCCTTGTCCACCTCATCGATCACCAGGTACCCCGCAGTCGCATAGCGTTTGAGTACTGCCTCTGTGGAGTCGTCCCTGAAGGAGCGCTTGACCTCGGTGAAGAAATCGAAGGCCAGCACATATCGGCTGCTTACCCCGGCCTCGATCTGGTGCCTGATGGCTGCAAAAGCAAGGTGCGTCTTTCCCACTCCGTTTCCGCCGTATACGATGGCGCTCCTGCCTGAGCGGAGGTGATTGATCACTTCCCGGTGCTCGGGCTTCTGCGTCTTGTAGTTCCCG